TGACGGCATAACTTATGCTAGAGAATTTGGTGCAGAGCCGTCCGAAAGAAGAATAATTGGTTGGGATAGTAGAACCAGTGACGGTAGATCACTGCACGATCATATAATGGAAGATAAGATGTGGGGAGAAATGCGTCGTATGGCTAAAACCAATCCTGCTTTACAACATGCCCTAGATCAGTGTATAATAATTTATAATTTGAGTAAAGACCATGGCACTTGATATTAAACGAGAATTGTCAGCAGTAGATCTTCGGGATAAAAATTTTTATAGCAATCTTACTGAGGAAGAACAAAAAGAATTTAATCCTTATATATTAATGAGATTTGTCAGCAATGTAGATGGCAACGCTGATTTGCAAGAATGGTTCGTGCTAATGACTAATGAACTAATCAATAAAAATCATTGGCAGTTTAGTAAAAATCATAAAGGCTTACTTTGGAAATTATATTCAGGAGTTGGTGCAGGATTTAAAGTATACCACTCTTATCTTGCAGCCGGTAAAGCTGAAAAAGCAAATAAAATTGAAAAATTGATAGCAGAACTCAATCCTACAATGAAAATGAGTGATGTAAAACTATTAACAAGCCTAATGGATAAAAATGACATCGAAGATCTTTTTAACAAGCTGGGGTACGACAAAAAGCAAAGAAAAGCGTATGAGTAACTATGAGTGCGTACATTGTGGCAGAACATATTCTAAAGAAAGTACTTTAGTTGCCCATATGTGCGAACAAAAAAGACGTGCTCTACAAAAAGATGAAAAAAGAGTGCAAGCAGGATACATGGCATATAATAGGTTCTACAGACTTACACAAAATGCTAAAAAAGACAAAACATATGATGAATTTTGTAAAAGCCCATACTACAACGCATTTGTAAAATTTGGTAGCTTTATTAATAATATCAATCCATTATATCCAGATAAGTTTATCGACTTTGTCATTAAATCTGGGGTGAAGTTGGATCATTGGTGTCGAGATGAATTATATGACACATATCTTTCAGAAATGATTAAAGTCGAACCAGCAGATGCTGCCATACAAAGAACTCTCAATACTATGATGGAATGGGCAGAAGAGCAAAGTGCAAATTTTGCTCATTACTTCGATTATGTAAATTTAAACCGAGCAGTATATCATATTTCGAATGGAATGATAAGTCCTTGGATATTGCTTAATACTGATTCTGGTAAGTCATTATTATCAAAATTAAATGATGAACAATTAACAATAATTGGCGACAAAGTTGATCCTCTATATTGGGTTAAGAGATTTAAAACTTATCCTAGTGAAATTGTGTTAGTTAAAGAAATATGTAAAGAAATTGGATTAAAATAATGCCTGACATAGACATTGATTTTTATGACAGAGAATCTGCTTTAAAAATTATAAAGCATATTCCTGCTTCTAGATATGAAAATAATGAATTAAAGAAGCATAATACTGGCATATATCTTCATCAAATTCCTGTAGATAAAATTAATAATATGTCAAGTATTGATTATGACGTTGCAGAAGATCGTGGATATTTTAAAATAGATTTTTTAAATGTAAGTCTTTATAAAGATATAAAGAATGAAGAACACTTGCAACAACTAATGAATCAGGAGCCGTTATGGGATCTATTGGAACAAGAAGAGTTCAGCAAAATGTTGTTTCACGTCGGAGGTCACGGGTCTATCTTAAAAATGATGAAGCCCCAGAATGTAGAACAGTTAGCAGCAGTATTGGCTATGATACGCCCTGCGAAGAGGAATTTGATTGGACTACCATGGGATACGGTGATGACACAAGTGTGGATACGCCCTGAAAACGACGATTACTTTTTTAAGAAAAGTCATGCAATAGCATACGCAGTCGCAGTAGTAGTTCAAATGAATTTAATATGTGAAAAAATTAGTTACGGATTTTCTTAACAGCTCTTACTAACTGAATACTTTTTCTTTTAACCCGTTTCTCGGCTATCTCATTTAGATTTACTATAGGGCCAAAAACATGCTCAACATCTTTACTATTCAAAGTTTTTATATACTTTTTGTAGTCTATGAGCTCGCCTTTGAGGAATATGTTGATTGGGATTTTTCTGTTACTTTCCCACCACCATTGTTCCCCTAAATCTAGGAAATTTTGACGAAGAGCGTTGTCCACTATGGCTGCAAGGTCATATATGCTTGTAACGCTTTCATTTTGATTGATTATGATCCCTACGATTTCAATATCATTGCATCGTATGCAGGTCAGAAACGGAAATGTTGTTTTTAATAATTCGTTGACTTGTTTCACCATTGTTTATCGATAAATATTAGTATGTTGAATTTACCAGTCTATTTATATACACCAGCCATCCGAGTTTTCGTAGATTTGGAAAATTCTACCAGGAGAGGGGTAGAGCAAATGTACCATGGATATGCAACCATAGCAAAGGGGTTGAAAAATACCTTAAAATTTGTATTTTTAAACGGAGATCAAAGGCCTATAGATGTTAGTTCTAAAACCTTTGTTTTTAAAGTATTTGATAGATATACAAATAATGAAGTTTTAGAAGAGAGTTTAACCATTATTGATGACGGCACTAACTATAATGTTCGTGGCCTAGCGTCTGTGACTTTGAGCGGCATAGATACAAGGAACTTAACTACTGGGTTATATAATTACTCAATTTTAGAAGTAGACGGCGCTCAACTAACTGCATCATATATTGACGGCTCATATTCTATGAGTGGTAATTTGGAAATCACTGATGGTGTTGTGCCAAAACGTATTCCCAGTGAACAATTAACATTTACTGAAACTCAAAATCAACTGTTTACTGCTGGCCCCATAGCTGCCAACAGAGATGGAAAAGGCAATAATCTTTTACATACATTTCAAATTTATTTTACCAATTTTACCGGATCTTTAGTAATCAAAGGAACTATGGAGAACGATCCGACATTATCATATGTAAACATACAGACACTTAACTATACCAATCAAAATGGTACGCTATCAATAAACTTAACTGATATGCGTAATATCAATTACTTCAAATTTGAATATACTAGAACCTCTGGTTCAATTGACAAAATACTCTTTAGAAGTTAAAATATAATGTATGAGTCAACTGCAAATAGAACTGCTTTCCTACCTACCTTTTAAAAGAAAGCAGACTCTTTCTGGATGGTTGAGTTTTGATGCACCTTGCTGTGTACATAATGGTGAAAGCGCAGATACTAGACAGCGTGGCGGATTTATCAATCATGCCGTAGAAGGATTTAGCTACCATTGTTTCAATTGCGGATTTAAAACTAGTTGGCAATCTGGAAGACAGCTATCAATAAAAAATAAAAAATTTTTTAATTGGTTGGGAGTTCCAGATCATAAAATTAATGAGTGGAGCATCGAGGCACTAAAGCTATTAGATAACTCAGATTCAAAAAAGAAAGAATATAAAGAGTTCTTAGAAAAAGCATTGCCCATAGACAGCATACCATTAAAAGATGCTATATTAAAATATCAAGAAGCTATAGATTTAGAAACTATAGACTGGCATTATTGTCCTTTACCAGGATACAAAGATAGAATCATTATACCATTTAACCATTCTAAAAAATTAGTAGGGTATACTGCTAGGAAAATAAAATCAGGTTCTCCGAAATATCTAAGTGAGAGTCAAAGTGGGTATGTCTTTAATGTAGATAATCAGAGCTATAAAAGCAAAGTAGTATTTGTAACTGAAGGACCCTTTGATGCACTGGCAGTAAATGGAGTTGGTATTCTTACTAACATTCCAAATGAACAACAAACTGCTATTATCAATAGTTTAGGTAAGACTGTAATAGTAATTCCAGATAGAGACTACCCAGGTATGAGTTTAGTTGAATACGCTATGGAAAATGATTGGCTAGTTTCTATACCAAATTGGGAAGAGAGTATTAAAGATGTCAGTGAAGCTGTGGAAAAATATGGTAAGTTATTTGTAATCAAAAATGCCTTAGACACTGCTACAGATAACAAAATAAAAATAGAATTGTTTATGAAAAAACATCCAAAGGAGGCAGCATGAAAGAAGTAAGACCTTATACTAGATGGATTGATAATCAAGGTAAAAAAATTTTAGTAATTGCGGTAGTAGAATTGGATAAACGTACATGGGTTTATTTTAGAACGATGATTACTGATGATGAAAGTCATGGAGAAGAAAGTTGCTATCTAGAAACTTTTATAGAAAGATTTAAAGAAGATATATAACAATATGAATAAAACTAATTACGGCTTTGATATACAAAAACTTTATCTAGAAATGTTCTTGAGTGATGCAGAAACATTTGTTAGATGTCAGAACATTTTTGATTCAGAAAATTTTGATAAGAAGCTTAGAGATTCGGCAGATTTTATTAATACATATGTAGACAAATACAAGATCATGCCTGAACTAGAAATAGTTAACACTAGTTGTAGTTCAGATTTTAAAGATGTATCAGACTTACCAAAAGAAAATTATGAATGGTTGTTGGATGAGTTTGAAAGATTCAGTAGACATAAAGCACTAGAAAGAGCAATTATTAAAAGTGCTGATCTTCTGGAAAAAGGGGAGTTTGGTCCTGTAGAGATTATGATCAAGCAGGCTGTACAGATTAGTCTCAATAAAGACATGGGAACAGACTATTTTGAAGACCCACGTGGTCGTTTGATGGGTCTTAAAGACAAAAATGGACAAGTGAGCACAGGATGGCCAGTATTCGACAAGAAGTTATTTGGAGGTTTCAACAGGGGAGAACTGAATATCTTTGCCGGGGGATCGGGGGCAGGGAAGAGCTTATTTTTACAGAATTTAGCCATAAACTTCAGTCAGGCGAACTTAAACGTATTATACGTTACTCTGGAATTGAGCGAACAGCTAGTAGCTATGAGATTAGATTCTATGATGACTGGTTTGCCGACACGAGAGATATTTAAAAGTATTGATGATGTTGAATTAAAAGTTAAAATGGCAGGAAAAAGCCAAGGAGCAATACAAGTAAAATATATGCCTTCTGGAAAGAATATTAATGATCTACGGGCATATATCAAAGAGTATCAAGTGAAGAAAGGGCATAAGCCTGATGTTGTATTAATTGACTATTTAGATTTGATGATGCCGATCAGTGTTAAGGTCAGTCCCAGTGACTTGTTTGTTAAAGACAAATATGTATCAGAAGAAATTCGAAACTTTGCTATGGAACAACAATGTGTATGCGTCACTGCATCTCAATTAAATCGTAGTGCTGTTGAAGAAATTGAATTTGATCACAGTCATATCAGTGGAGGATTAAGTAAGATCCAAACAGCTGATAACGTCATAGGCATCTTTACCAGTCGTGCTATGCGTGAACGTGGTAGATATCAAATACAGTTTATGAAAACACGTAGTAGCAGTGCTGTAGGTCAAAAGATAGATTTAGATTTTAATCTTGATAGTTTACGTATCACTGATCCAGGAGAAGATGGTGACGAGTCTAGCTTTAGTCAAGGCGGAGGAAGACCACAACCTAGTTCCGGAACTGCAAGTATACTTGACAATCTTAAAAAGTCCAGCACAGTAATAGATAAAGAAGATAGAGAACCTTCTGAAGGAGTTACTGCTGGAAAAATTAAAGGCAAATTAGACGGCAGTCGTATTAGAGAAATGTTGGCAAATATTAACAGCGAACGAGATTAATCAAATTGATTATAAAGTTTTGTATTGGCTAGCTGGTCTAAAAATTCTTTTTTATCTTTTTGCCATTGATCCTCTGTACCAAGCCAGTGTGAATCGGTAGACATTGATCTCTTCTTTCCACCTTTTTTGTATGTGCCAAAACGTATTCCAGACACCAAAAATTT